GGGGTAACGATTTCTCCATTTTCTCCTGCTTCAAGATTAAGCGCTGGAACTCCATCTACTGCCCTTGCGTGGATATGAACTAAGGCTGTCGGATATTGTTCTCTAATCCCGATTAAATCATCTGCTGTATTTATAAAAAAGGCATATTCATCATTCAGGCTTTCAATACGAAAATCTTTATCAAGACCAGAATCATTAAATATAGCTGCTCCATCGAATGAAACATCCCCAGCAAGATCCAGGTCTCCTGAAACTAAAATATTTCCAAGAATATCAAGAGAAGTCGTTGGTTTCTTTCCTATTCCTATCCATCCCTTATCATAATAAAGATTGTCTCCATCGACATCCCAAAGCCTTTCGTTGAGAAATTCGGAAGTATAATAGTTCTCCTCTATGACCGGAGGAACCCCCATTTTTTCATGAGTCCCCCTGAATAGATTGTGTTCCTTTTCAAAAATATTGATAAAATTCTTCAGCCCTTCTTCAGCTAGAACCTTGTCAACAACTTCTCTTATTTGAGTTTCGTTTAGTTCCATTTTATGTAGCCTTGACGGTTTCCTTGGGCTTTCTTTTCTTTAGGTAAAGATAAAGATTTCCTACTCTCCATTCTCCACCAGAATCTCCTGAATTGCCAAAATAAAAAGAAAAGAAGTTCCCACTTGAGCCTGTCTTTACTTTTTTATGTATTACATCCCTTAAGGCAGGATCCACACCCGAAGGAGTGTTGCCAGGAAGAACCAAACTCAGGTCTGGCGTTTCCCTAAAATTTGAATAGACCTTAAAGATCATATTTTTATCTTCCGGCAAAACATAATCTATCAGTATTTCCTTAAGCTCTTTCCAGCTAGATCTTCCTATCCATCCCGTCCTAAACTTAGAATCTATTGGTTGACCATTATCAGTTGTTACTGTCTCATCTATTTTTAAAGCTTCTCCATTATTTGTCCCGAAAATAGTCTCTCTTCTTCCTTCTGTTATATTTGTCGTACTGAGAGATCTCATATTGCAATAATGCGTATCAACATAAAAATTCATTTTCATGTAGTCGAAAACAATGGTCTTATTCGGAACTGTGCTGGTTCCTGTTGGGATAGAAAGCCTGTATTCATTCCTCCCTATATAATTTTGCGCTACAGACCTATAAGCATAATCCTTGTTTATGCCATCAAGGGTTTTCTTGATCTTATTTGAAACTTCGGGCAATATCAGCCTTCCATATCCATCCATGATTGCAAGCCGATAGTGATTTGTCAGGAAGATTAGAACCCTTCCTTCTTTCATGTTGCATTTTACTATGCTGTTCGCTGCGAATGTTCCCGTCCCATCTACGATTTTATCTACAACATAATCAGATCCGCTTCTTGAGATAACCCAAATCGAACTTGTTTTGAATGGATAAAGATAATTGTTAAATTCAACAGGTCTCATTACCCTGTCAGACTGATCTTCTCTTAAAGGAATGTAACTCGTTAAGGGGGCAGGGAATTGCTCAAGGTAGTTTTGCCTGGATCTAAACAAGCCTTCTGGATAACCTTCAACCCCACACACCCAAAGCATATCATCCCATATTTCTATTTGATCTCCAGCAGGGGGAACATAATTATCGTAACTCACCAAATCCCCCAACCCACCATCCCCTATGCTGTCCTCAAATGTAGTAACGCTGTTTTCAAGGGTTACGAGCCAGTAGTGGTCAGCTTCATCTGCCTTTGTCCTATAAAGTTTTTTGTGAGTAATATGAGAATCTGGCGAAACAGGAATATTTGTTATGTTTCCTGACTTGCCTGCTGTAAATGTTATTTTTTCAGATACGGGTGAAGGATTGCTTTCGCATGGATAATTGCCTCCTCTATAAAAAGTAACAAGATATGAATACTCTCCTGATAAATCCGATGTAAGTAAATAAACCTCAAACATGAGATCAATAAAATCTTGTTCAGTCCAATCCAGGGTTCCATTGATTTCCAACCTGCTTCCATTCGTATAAGTAGGATCCATCTTGTCCATTCCTATTTTAATAAAATCTGACGTGCTTACCCCATAGCTTCCGTAGATAACAAGATAATATTCCTTATCAATCTCTAATGTTGGCTTTGTTCCGGAGAAGGCGAAGGAGATCCATCCATATGCAGGAAAAGGAGATATTGTAGCCACGTCAACATTGTCTGAAGCTGCCGATGCTCCACCCACTATATTTGCAGAGAGTCCTTTAGAGGCAGATGTCTCTCCTTGCGCAGAGTGGATTTCGACCCACATAACGCCTGCCGGAGTGCCTACCCTTGATAAATAAAGTTTTACCTTTGAAACATCAGAAGCCTTTAGAACCTTAAAACTCTGAGATAATATACTCTGACTCGTTGTTTCTCTTAATCCTTTTATGTCGTCTAAATTATCAAAGTTGTATTCCCTAAAGAGTAATTCTGAAGTTGCTCTTCCGATTACTTCAAAGCTGAAGTCCCCCACACCAGATAAATCTATCCAACTCATATCATTTGCAATTCTCCACATACCCCCATCAGCATAATAATTTCCTGACTCATAACTCCACTCTAGCCAATTTCCCTCTGTATAACGTAGGACATCAAATCCTGCATAAAAAACAAGGTAGTAGGTTGTATCTGCTGCTAAAGAAGGCTTTGTGCCTGAAAAAGAAAACTCGATCCATTCAAAATCTTCAGACATATCAGTAATATCAATAACATCTGAAGCATCCCCAACCTGATTTGCAGAATCATTTATATCTTCTGATGTTCCAGCCATAGAGCTATGAATCTCTACCCAACACTCCCCAGGAAATGCCTTTGATTTATTGCCATACCATTTGTTTACAGGAAGCTTAATCTTATCTACGGTAGAAGCAAAAGGAAGCTTGAAAGATTGGGCTAACATCTTCCATAAATCAGTCCTTACGTCATAATTATAGCCTGTTTCTAAAGCTCCGAATTGAAGCAGGCTTTCTGATGAGGTGGAATATCCATAAAGCTCAAAGACTAGATCTACCGCATTGCTTCCTGTCCAATCAAGGCTTCCATCAATCTTCCAATATTTTCCATCTTCATAGCTTGGGTTACTGCAATCAAATCCAACCTCAACAAAATTAGTGGCATTTACAGCAAAAGTTCCACCCCCATAGACAACAATGTAATAAGTCGTATCGGCTGAGAGTGATGGCTTAGTTCCTGAGAAGGTAAGCTCTTTTGTTTCAAAGGATCCTGTCAGGGCGCTGACATCTAAATCATCTGTTGCCTGCCCGACTATATAAGCCGATGTTTCTTTAGCTTCAGAAGTCCCTCCTCTTGCATAATGGATCTCTACCCACAAAGTTCCTGTTGGGCTTCCAATCTTTCTTAATTTTAACTTTATCTTTGAGGCATCACAGGGAGCTTCCAGCTTAAAAGATTGAGCAAGAAGGGTATTTGCTGCCAATGCCCTCAATTCTCCTGCATGATCCTGGTTGGATTCTGCATACTCTGTAATTTTTACATCTGTCGAAGCGTTCTGGAGGGCTACAGTTGGCGCTGTCTGAGGAGCTACCACGCCAGAATAAAATGCTTCTCCATCTTTTAAGGTGATTAATTTTTCATAACCTGCCATAAAAACTAATCCCTTGTCTTGAGATATAGATACTTGTTTATCTATTGTTTTAGTGGGAGAGAAAATCGAACCCCAAACACCTCCAGATTTATATTGAATATCATCCTCAAGAAAAGCAGCAACGCTTACTTCTTCGGGTTCTTCAATGCCATAAATCCCAAATACTTTCTTCGATGCAAAATCATAGAGAGCGTCTATCTTGGAAAGACCTTTTCTTTTTTGCTTGGATTTTCCATCGTCAGACACCCTTACATTCTCCGCAATCAAACATTCCCTTATTGGCAGGTCGTTTGGCAGGGCAGCCTCATTAATTCCTCCCCCTAAATCAAAAATCGGCTGCTCTGCTAATGGTGTCTTTGTCAACCTTGCCATTATCTACTCCTCTGTCTTATATCCTGCCTCCTATCGCTTGCAAAGCTTGGCTTCATACCTAAAAGCTTAAGAACATTTTCTTCTTCTCTTTTATAAATCTCTATGACTTCCAAAGCCCCTTCTTCGCTTGCTATTTGAAGCTGCCTGACCCCATCTATAGCTATAAGCTTATGCGCAACTTTTGGTAAAAGTGGAGTGGCTACATTTGGAGAAACATCGTCTGTATCATGATTGAGGTCTGGAATCTCATAAAAATAATATGCCTTGAGTCTTTCTGCAACCGTAGAAGAAGGAACCGGAAGGATGCCTATAACCCCTTTGGATTCCCAATACCAGCATTTAGGATCCACACCTGTTTCTCCAACGTCAATTCCAATGTCAGCAATTTGGTCGAGATCTACATAAAGAAGTCCATGTTTAGGTTTGGCTAGTTCATTATGGTAAATGTCCTCCATTCTCCAAAAGTCAGCAATGCTGCAATCTGAAACTATGTTATATTCATTTTTCGCTGCTGTAAGAGAAATTTTGAAAGACTTCCTGAACTCTTCGGGAACCAAATGAAGCAATCTTAAATATACATTCTGCTGTGATATATTTATGATGTCGTTCAAATCGAATATGCTTGCGTCCTCATCTTTGAACGTACCTTCCGGAAGCTCGGTCAATTCATTGATAAGGAAGCGCATATAGTTTCTTATTGATAACCTGTTCATTCTTCTCTCCTAAAGAAGAAGCTATGTAAATTATAATAACTTATACTTTCTTGGCTATTCCTTTAACTGCAAAAGTAAAAGTAGTTCCGGCTGCGAATGTTCCTGCTGCTACAATCTTGACTCTCCATTTCAACCCTAAATAAGTATTTTTACCTTTCGTTTCCTTATGACCTGCTCCTTGGGCTGCATATTGAGTGAATGTTAAAATAGTTTCAGCGTCCCCATGTGGATCTTCTTTTTCAACAGTAATGTCAATGGTCTCATCATCTCTATTCGCTACTGCTGTCAACTTAAAGAAAGCTTCAAGTTCGTTATAGCATCCCACTCCATCTATCCACTCGCTATAGTAGGTATCTGCTCCGTTGCTATCATCTATCGTAAAGGAAGCTACTTTATTTGGAAGGATTAAAAAATTAAAAGGCTTCCCACCTTGAACTGCCAATTCACTTGCATTTTTTATACCTAACATTTCATTCTCCTTCTTAAGCTATATTTAAAGGGGGAGCCGAAACTCCCCCTTTAATTAAGTTCTGGCAAGCCGAAGCTCTGCAATTCCGTTGGCAAATTCTGTCGTTCCGTCCTCTTGTGTATAGAACAAAGCAAGGGCATCGTCTTTGCTTACAGTCAGGGCAAAATCAGCAACTTCCTGCTCAATCGTGGCTTGCGTCAGCGTTTTAAGGGCAGAACAAGCTCCGGACGTGAGATTGAGAAGGGTAAATATCGTGTCATTGTTCGCTCCGCTAACGGTTGTCCATGTGATTCTTCCTCTTCCGATAATTCCATCGGCAGGAACCTCTGAGGCTGCTGCTGCGCTTGGGATCTGATGCTCCTTGGAATTTGTAAGTCCGATCTGCGTAATTTGCGCTGCTGTAACCCTCGCCCTTATCCAATAAGCAGACTGTCCATCAACAGGTTTCATCTTCCAATCTGTAGGAGCCGAAAAGATGATGTATCCATCTGCTCCAAAAGAGCGTTTGCCATCTTGTGCGGTTCCATCTGTAGCATCCCAAATCAAAGTGAGCGTAGTCCAGCTTGTTCCGTTCCAGTATTCCCAAATCAGGGCATCGTCAGCGTATGTCTGAACGGTTGCCGACATATCCATAAAAATAGCCCCAAATGGCGCTGCTGCTCCAAAGTAAACAGCATCACCTATCACTTCCGTGTCCGGAAAAAGCTGATAGTTGGCGGTATATCCTGCCCCACCTGCTGAAACAGCAAGGTTAAGGAAAACCCCACCATCTTCAACTTTGGCATAGGCAGCAGCCTGTTCCGTCAGCGTAATTATATTGTGAGGGAAGGAAGGGGCTGCCACAGTTCCTTTTAATGCAAGGAGAATGTTCTCCTCTAATCCCTTGATCCTGAAGTCAGTCAAGTCAAGCCCATCAAAAGCTCTGTTCGGCTTGAAAAGACCACCTTTAGACCTTCCTGGTAACCATCCCATTGTATTCCTCCTTATGTAAAGATTTTGATAAACATAAAACGATGAAGCTTTTTTAAAAACTGTCTCTTAGCATCTTGCCATGCTTTTTCTGCTCCTTCAACTAAGGATAAATCCTCTTTTTCAAGATTCTCAAGATGTTGATTCATGCGCTTCAATTTATTCTTCTCATACATCAACTCTTTGATTTCATTTAAAACTCTTCCGTCAAGAGGCGTGTATTCCTTTCCCTTTGAAACAGCTAATTCAGGCTTAGAAATGCCCCCATGAATCGTAGGAACTCTTTTCATTATAATCCAACGTCCACTTTTCCACTCAAAATAAGGAAAGAGATCAGGGTCAATAAGCTTGAGTTCCCTTATAAACCAGCGAGGAGCTTCCATTAGATGAGATCGTGGGGGGAGCTTTCCACTCCCCCCTAACTATCTTTATTGTCCAGGCTCTTTGATGTCTCTCAGCAATCCGAATCCAGGTCGAAGTCCGGTGGCAAGGTTCATATACATATGACCTTCGGCAACGTATTGGTGTTTTCCTGTAACCTGTTTCAGAATCCCTGCTCCAGAAACTCCTTGCTCCCAGCTAATCATGTTCGGTGTCATGACGTGCAGGATCAAATCGTTCATCGACAAGAAGAAGGCGTGTCCATCGGGAATGTATTTGTCAGAAACAACAGGGATTTCACGTCCATTGTAGATGAATACGAGACCGGAAAACCCTCCCCATAGTTTCTTCTGGTTCGGGGTGGTCTTGTAACTCTGCAAGAGGGCGAAATAAGACCTATAGACACCAGGAGAGACAAGGATTACATCAACTTCTGCAAAGTCCTCAACCTCGTCAAGAACCTGTATGAACAGATCCTCTTCAATGTCCCTGAGTGTTCCTGCTCCAAGCGGATTGTCGAAAACATGAGCTTTCCATGCAGGATTAGCAGCTACGGTAAGCCCCTGGAGACCAAGTGAATCATTTGGTCTTGGAGGATCTAATGCTGAGACAATCCCCAAAAGCCCCATCATCTCACCTTTTCCAGCAGCTTCATCGTCAACGTAAACGTTCTTGTTGCAGATCCAACTGTCATTACTCCAGGATTCATTCGCCAGAATCGTGATCTGAGTATCGCTGTCAATCGTATCAATCTTCTCCTCTCCCTCTAGGACTCCAGGATCGGCATCCGTATAGATGTCAATATTCCTTTCAGCCTTTAGGAACTTTGTCGCTTTGGCAAAATGAGGGTGATCAACCGTTATGATCTTGGTCGCTCCTCCACCTGCTCCGTTACACTGAGCCAGCCTTGCAGATCCATCATACATAAGCTGACGACTCAAATCGTCTGCCATTGTAATAAATAGACCTTTCTTCTCAAAATCGAGAGGGGGCATCTCAGCGCCACCCCTGGCAGCAGCCTCAAGGGAGAATCCATCGAAACCCATAGAAAACATCTGCGCTCTCTTGATGTAAACGATGGTCTCTCCAGGCTTGCTTTGCTGGGCTTCCGGATAATCAGGAGTTGAAGCTGCTCCAGTTGATTGAGATCCTGCCAACATCAACTTCTGCTTCGCATAAAGACCACTGACATCGATCTTTGACCAATCCTTCTTCACTTGAGAAAATATTTTTGACCTAGATCTGATCTGATTAATGACTCCCTTAGAGATAAACTCGTTAAAGAGCTTAACCTGATCAGTGATATTCAAATATGTTGCAGCCAATGTTGTTTACCTCCTTGAAAGATTTAAGTTTTTTGGGCTATCTCCACTTTCTTTTTGTATTCTTTCTTGAAGGCTTCATAGGCTTCTTGAGGATTTTGGAAGTCTCTCTCTTCCGGCTTCGTGTCCGTTGCAGCCGGAGCTTCAGAGGGAGAGCTTACTGAGGCTTCTTCCCTTTCTTTTTTTTCTTTCAGCTTTCTAGCATAAATTCCATCCTCATCAATATCAAATTCTTTTGGATGTTTCTTCATGAGTTCTTTAGCGAAAGAAATTTGTGATTCATGAGAAATTTTCATGGCTTCTTCAACTGTATATTTGGGCTTTTTGTTCTCGTCTAACTCTCCTAGAAGTTCCCATACTTCTTTAGGAGAATTTTCTTCCGTTGCTATAACTGCTGCAAAAAATCCACCTTCTCTGTGCCTTGAGATCTCTCCCTCAAGCTTTGTTCTTTCACCTTTAATCATGTTCTCAAGTTCAACTCTGCTTCTTTTTTGATCTCTTTCCTTGAGATCCCTAACTTCTTTCTTCAGGGCAGCAGTTTCAGGATCTAGGGATTCTTCCTCATCTTCTGCTTCTTCTTCAGGCTCCTCTTTTGTGTCTGCCATTTTTGCTTTTAAATCGGCAGGCAAAACAGGATCGCCATCCAAAATAAGCCTTCCTTCCTGGTAAGCCTTTTGCATGAGTTCTAGAAAAGGTCTAGCTTTCTCTAGCTCATCTGCCTGCATTTTTCGATGGATCCCAAAACTAGCCCACGTCATAAGCTTTTCAAGGCTATCTGGAGCATAATCTTTTCCATCAGCCTTGAAAACAGCAGGGGTTTTGTTTCCATCTTTATCCAGGATCCAGAATGAGGGCACAAGCTTCTCTTTTCTTTCCTCTCCTTCTTCTTTCTGTGGAGTATCTTCAGGCTCTTCCTCAGTTTCAGAAGAGAGTTTTTCTTTCTCCTCTTTTTCTTTCTCTTCGTTAAACTGTCTTACAGCCTCTCCAACGTCTTGAGGTTCGGAGGGTTCTTCGACCTTTTCCTCTTCGGGAGTGTCTTGAACCTGTTCTTCTTCCTCTACGTTTACTTTACCCATAATAAACCTCTCTTAAAATAGATTTCACAGCCTATTTTTTGGCTGGTGTTTCCTTTTCTTTTTTGTCAGGTTGCTTCTCTTTTTCCTGCTTGACCGACTCTTCAGCTTGATCACCTTCTGTTTCCGGTGGCGCTTCCTCTTTTTTGGGTATTAATTTAACAGCTTCGGCAACCTTCTCAGGGTAAAAAGCGATTTCATGCCCATCCCCGAAATTTGCAGGATAACAGTAGCAATTTCCAGGGATTTTTCCGTTTTCAATAAGGCTCATCACTTTTTTCTCTGGCATCTTTAATTCCTTAGCCATATCAGCTAAGTTTTTGAAAACTGGCATCTTAACCTCCTAAGCTTTTGATAGTAGGCTCAATAAAGCCTCTTGAGTCCCACCTCCTTGTTGAGTGGGTTGCTCAGTTGTTTGCATTTGATTTTTCTGTAAATCAGCAACAGCAGCCTTCATTCTCAATTTGTGTGATTCTAAATGTTTTTCATGATTCAGTTTTGAATCTTTAGACCAAAGGTTAAACGCATCTGTTTTCCTTGCATCATTATGAACCCTGTAATGAACAGCGTGATTGTCGTCAGGGTGGACAAGCGGATAAACCTTTCCTTCTTTAAGCATCTCATTTTCTCTTTCTGCCTGTCTCTCATCTATAAATTCACCTTCCATAAATTCTTCAAGCCCCTTCGTATCCAACAACTCTAAGGCTTTCCTTGGATCTGTTATGAGTCCCTTTTCAATCAACATCGATACAACTTCATTTTTCTCTTCTCTTTGAGAGAAAAGCCCAACCCCTGCCTTTACCCTGACATCACTGTTGTCTCTTAATTCTGTACCCTTAAGGAATATTGAAGCTGTTGCCTTGTTCTTTCCGCTTATCTTGACTAGCCTTGCAGGTTTGTAATGCTTTTGAATTAACTGAAGCCTGAATTTCATGGCATCCTGTAGAACCATATCTATATCTTCAATTGTCGGGATAAGAACTTTCTCGTCTTGCTGTTTCAGCCCCCTGTAAAGAACTCCACTTGCCCTTGTGCTATATTTTGGCAATCGAGCAAGGCTGACCTCCCTGACAGATCCTTCTGTCTCTATTTCTTTTTCCTGGAACGTCAACCAATTGATTATTATCTCAGGAAGCTGAGGTGGTGATTGCCAGTGTGGATCTCTAATGCCTACTGGATCGTATTCAATAAAATCAACCCCTGATCTGGTGTACTTCTTAAATGCTGTTGGATCTAACGTTCCCCTTGGAATCATGGCTTTTGGTTTGTGATATTGAATATGCTCATCTACCATAGAGCAATATCTATTCAATTGCCTTTGTGCTGTCTGAAGAAGCCTTACGATTGAATCATAATATTGATCATTAAGCCTTGGGAGAATTCCAGGAATCTGAAAATAAGGAATATCATGCTTTGGTGCTGGGTTATCCTTATCTTCAAACAGCCATCCGGATTTATTTACAACCATGAACCTTCCCTTTTTTCTGCTTTTATTCGGTCTTTCCCAATATTCTATCCTGATATTTGTTTCCTCGTCAGTTTTTGTCTCTGATGTCCTTTCAAATGTATATTCTCCTAGATCCTCTTTTGCTTCAGAAGATAATGTTCCCCTTGCTAGCCCAAATTCATCTTCAAGTGATGATTTCGCTACTTGCTTCAACTCAATAATATTTCTCCATCCATCTCTTGTTAAGGCAAGCGGATCAAGCCTGATGTTGAATGGATTGACAAAATTATAATCAATATCTCCCTTCTCTATCACAAGCTCGCCTTTATCCGTCCTGATGTACCCTTCAAGGTTCGGGTTCCACCATTCTTTCCAAAAGATATTCCCTGTGATTAAAGCCCAAAGTTTTGCATAGTTTATTTTATGATTAAACTTTCCTTTTATGTTTGTATATTCAATGACATGAGATCCAAGCTTTGAAGCATTTATGTCCTCGGACTCGGTTGTATTCGGTTCCACGTAAAATGAATGAGGATAACGAATTTCCCCCCACATCTGCCTGACCATAGATGTAATTCTATTGTAAGTATTCTTGACTTCCCTTGGGACTATCGAAGAAACATCCTCAAGCTCTCCTGAGCTTGAATTATAAAAAACATATTGATTGCCTTCCCACCATGCTATATATTCCTTCCATAAACCATGCTTATTATCAACGACAGGATTTTTTTCTACCTGTTTAAGTATCTCCGCTACTTTTTGCTTCTGCTCTCCTTCTAATTCAGTGGGAGAAATAGGCTTGAATTTAACCTCTGTCTTTGACTGCTCTTTTTCTTTTTCCATTACATCTTATCCGCTTGAAATTTCCTTTTTAAATCTGATTCTGATGGGGGATGCTTTCTTTCTTCCTCAGCAGCCTTACGCTTTTCTTCCATTTCCTTTGGGTATATCTTAGAAAAATACTCGGCTTCATGAAGATCTCTCGCCATAAACTTTTTGAAGATGTCCTCTTTCTCCCTGTAGTGAAGAAACTGCTGAAAGGCTATGATTGCCAATGCAACCAAAAGCGCTATGAATAAAAATAATGTTCCTAAGTCCATCATTCCTCCTAAAATGTAGCAGCTATATTTTGCTTTGCATTATTGTAGGATGCTCTTTCTCTCTTGATCTGTTCTACAAAATCCGAAGGGACAACAGGCTCGATCCCTTCTCTTTTCTTTGGGGCAGGACGAGGTAGAAGCTGAATCCTAAAATGGTAATATATTGTGTCTAAAATGTCCGTATCCTTTACTTTATCCCTGTAATAAGTAGTTACCTCGCTCTCATAATCATTAAGCCCAGGCTTGGAAAGAATGATCCCATTCTCAAATTTAGGAACTAACTCTGACATTCTCGTAGGTCTTGGCATTGACCGGATTGAAATTGGGATAACGATAATGTCAGGGCGTTTCGCATTAAGAACATCTTTAAGGAAAATGCCAAATTTTTCTTCTTCTATCCCGACCCAAGTTATTGGTCTCCCCTGATCTCTTGAATTGTCATACGTTTTTATTATCCAATCCCTAAGCTCTAAGGGAGTCAACTTCTTTTTCTCAGCCAAAGAAATATAAAGCTTCCCTTGTTCATCCCAATCTCCAATGCTTATAGCTGAATGAGAGCTTTCTTTCTTTTTTGTGCCTGCGCAATCAACGACCATATTCCTTACAAAGTTATCTGGAAGTTTCTCATATTTCTGGATCCAGGAAGGTCTGAAAATCATGTCCTCTTCAGCTACGGGTTGAAGTTCATAAAGTGCGGAGTAAAGATAGGAGCCCATCTTATTCCTTTTTCTTAAAAGATATTTATCATCTACCTTCTCAGGAAAAACGGGATCCCCTTTTTCATCCCTGCATGGACAGGAGAAAACAGCATATCCGGTATCAGAAATAAATTGGTAACAGGCTTTTCTGCGGATCTTATTGAAATTAAACCTTCCGTCAGGCTCAAGGATTATTCCAGCAAGATCATCCTGATACCATGTCGTTTCAAAGATAACCTCCCTTGCATCTTCGGCTAAAATCGCTTCTTGCTGCCTCCATCGTTGAACTATTTTCTTTCTTCTTTCTTCAGTTTGAGCGTTTACCTCGTTGACCAAGTTATCATTTATTCCAAGCTCATAGTGATGTCCTGTCAATGACTTCTCAGGCGATCCTATGTCGATCTCGATTCCGTTGTAACGGATTCCAGAATCTTTTGAGCATGATTCAAATTCCTGTTTTTTATGAGGAACGTATTTATAGAATAAGGTCTGTATAATTTTGTTTTTTAAGATTTCTTTCCAAATCCTATTGAGATGATCTTCAGCAAGATCTGAAATTCCTGAATAAATAAAAGCTTTCCCATCCTCTCTGAAATATGCCTTCTGGAGAAACCATTGGATAACCATTCCTCTTGCAATAGAGCTTTTAAGGGAATCCCTGAACATGAGGACTAAAAGCTGGTCAATAGGATTTTCTGTTAGAAATTCACAAAGCTCAACGTGGATCCAGTTCAAATCCCTGTATTCTTTTTTCTTCTTATGATGAAGCACGACCTTGCAAAGGAAAAATAGGTCGGTCAGGATTGTATCAATCCACCATTGGGGATCCTGGTTTATATCAGGAAGTCCTTTTTCTGTTATTATCTCAATCTGCATTTTTCAGCTTCCTGTATTTCTCAAAGGCTTCTACGTCCCCCCTGTCTAAATGCAAAATGGCAATCTTTTCTTCAACCTCAAGTTTCTTTGTTGGATAATTGTCATTAAGTTTATTTATCTCCTGCACAGCTTTTAACCTTGCCATATGATCAGGTTTTTTTCCCTTGGCAAGAGGATGGTCAGCTTCTAAGGCATCCAAGGTAGCGAGGGCTACTTTCTCATCAACGGGGATCCCGAACCTAAAATTAGAATGTTTTTCAAGAAACTCTCGGATCGGCTTTCTCTTTAAAAGCTTGTTCATCATTTGGATTGCGCTACTCTCTGAATATCCCCCCATCATCCCAGCTTCTTTTTTTAGCTTCGGATTACAACCCAGGGATTGATAGACTTCTAATGATTTTTTTGCTTTTTGGGACAAACGTGAAAGAGGGGCTTCTTCTATTTTTCTCTTTCTGACCTTAATTCTGACAGTTTTTGTGCCTGCGTCAAAGCTATTGACGAGTACCGGAATCCCGTCATGCTCAACTACTGTCATATATACCCCACATCTTGTGTGCCTTTTCTATCTAACAATATATTGTTACTTCTTAATATTTGTCAAGATTTATTTTCTCGTTTTTCCTTTACAAAGCAATAACTTGCGGTAAGATTAAGCCGTGTAGCTAAATGTCTGAACAAAAATCGGCAGAAGAAAATATTATGTTAGCTGTTTTAGGCACTCAAATACAGGACTACATAAATGCGATTGAAATAGGTGGAGATAGATTCCTTGAAACTTCTGATTTTAAATATGAAAGATTGCCCGATAAGAAAAAAGAGGCTATAGATCGTGGAATGAGAGCCAAGTATTACATATTCGATGATCCAAATTCAGATAATTATGTTTTCGGATTCAACTTCATATGCAGATACATAGGCTTGGATCCAGATAAATTAAAAACCAATATAAAGCTTTTAAAAAAGAAAACGCTCAAAGATTTATACGAAAGAATAAAGGAGTTCTGATGAAAAAAGAAAAAACAAGTCTGATTGAAAAAATATTCCGGAGAAAAGAACTTTATTTTTTAAGGGGAGAAGTTTCTGCTCTATATACAACGGTAAATAAATTATGTGAGTCGAAGATTGTACTCAATCAATATGAGAGAGTGATGATCCTGGATGCCCTCTGCTGCAAGGAATATGAAGATAAAGTAGCGGAGCCTAAAACAAGGCGTTTCATCAGAGAGATTTATAAGGATCTCAAAGAGAAGATAAAAATCACCATAAAGGAACCTGAGCAAGATGTCCAAGAAGGCTAAAAAAAAGATATTCGACCTAAACCCTTGAGAATAAATTTCTTTAGAATGTTATTTGGCATCAATGAAGAGGAGATGAAATGTCTGACGAAAAAAGTAAAAAAACAAATGGTAATGGAGATGGAGAAAAAGAAAAAATAGCAATAATTGAAACTCCAGAAGAAAAAAAAGCAAGGATCTACGAGAATAGGAAAGGACGATATATTCTCTTTCGACTTGCAGAAATCCTAAATATAGATCCTACTCAAAAACCTCCAAAGCCTGCCATGATGATCATTGAAACAGAAGGTCTTTATTTTAATCTTGTTGAAATACTGGAGAAAGCCCTGAAGGTTATCGAGGGAATAAAATGAAACGGTTCAGAGTTGTCCCTCTGCGAAAAGAGAATAAAGGCTTAGCGCTTCAGGCTGAAAAGATTCTCGATTTATTCAACAAAGGGCTTATAAGCAAGGTAGAAATGAAAAGACGGATGCAACTGGCAAAGGCAGCGAAACAACTTGAGAAGGAAAATCTCGCTAAGGTTATACAGCATCCCTCTAAAGATGCTTTTCTTATCACTCCATATTCCGGAAAGCATTTTGAGATAGATGCCTTAGAGTTTGAAGATAAAAACCTTTGTATTGAATGTCTTGTTGAAAGAGCAAGGCTAACGAGTAAGAAAAAAATGAAGGTTTTCTGCCTTGAGGATAAACAGAAGTATGTAATATCAATTTGTCCTGTCTGTTATAAAGGGGATCCAATCGTAAAGGTCAGACTCATTAAAAAGCCTCCAAATAAATTAGATCTAGATTTATTCAAAAAAGAATGGTTTAGATATACAGAATATGCAAGAAGGATTAAATTTCTTAATGGCAAAGAAATATTAAAAATTAAACCTGAATACATAGAATCAATGGCTGCAATATCAGAGGATTTGTCTCCCATAGATATTGCTCAACACCTTCATCCAGAATTATTCAATCCTGAATTAACAGCAGATGATCAAGCTAGTAGTTATTTAGACCTCAGCCCTAAATCCCTGCAAGATGCCCTTAATGCCTATGATCCCTGGACGGGTAAAGTTCAAATAGCGCCATCTGAATTAATGACAGGAAATCCTTATGCTTATGGAAAACTCAAAGGATCCCATTATGCAGGAACCATCATGGATGATTTGGTAAACGAAGAAATCAAGAAAGAAGCAGATGGTGAAAAGAGATTTTTTAAAACATGGGAAGAAATTAAAAGAGGTTTGCAGAGAATAAGCGATAAGAAATGAAAAAGCGAGGGGGAGTCCATCGGGGTAAGGATGCTTATAAGTAGCGCAAGAAAGGCTCCATCCCTTAGCGCTCTCCCCCTCGTAAATAAATATTAAGGAGCGAAGAAATGAAAAGTGAATCAGGCGAAGTCCAAGAAGCCCCAATGTGTCCATTGTTAAGCACGGTAAGGTTTCATCCGGAAGCTGCCAACCCTCCAGGCAATAGGAATTGGTATCTTAAAAAGATTCCATGCCAGTTATTTTATTGTGCCTTTT